TCGCCTTGGCCGCAAAGTAGTCGCGCAAGGTCATGCCAGCAAAAGCAGTTCCGAAAGGAAATGCTGGGCCGCCTGTGTTGATATCTTTAGAAGTTATTGAAATCATTCCTGTTCATATCCATCAAACTGTGGTTTTTCATCATTTCCTGTTCCTGCTTCATCAATTCCTCTTGCATCTGAAGCCGAGGAATGTCCTCAAAACGGACTAGGAACTCGTTTTTCTCGGTGTCGTATGGGACGCCAGAGCGGAACAAAAGATCAAATAAGTTCATCGGAATATCTCTTCCATGGGTTTGAGATTCTTTCTGGAGGAAATCTCCAGGGCGGTAGCGAACACGCCTTGCATGGCGGCTTCTACGTCTTCCGGGTGCAAGAGTTCTTCCAGCGCCTGTCCGACGGCAGCAACCAGCCCAAAGGCGAGTTCAAATTCAAGTTGTTGAGCGTTCATGTGTGCTAGACTAGCACAGCCCGGTGTCCAAGGCACTAGGGAAAACACCTATTGGATTGGCCCATCATGTGGCCTACATTTACATCACTGCGCTTTTGCAGTGACATGGAGAAAGCAATGAAATCGAATGCTCCCGCAAAGAAGTCGCGTAAGCCGACACTTCCCTCTCAAACCCTGCTGCAAGACAAGCCCTACACCCGTGGCGCTGATGTGCAAGCCACATGGCGTAAGTTCGGCTGGGTTCCTCCGTCTGAACAAAAGGCACAGCAATGAGCCAACAAGAATTCTATGAAACAGTCCAACTTGCAGAGGAATACCAAATGAAAAAATGGCTTGAACACTACGTCGACGAAACAGCACATCAACTGGTTTGTCGTCACTGCTACACCCTCAAAGGTGATGCCCAGTCTTGCTGTGATGACAAAGACTGGATGTTCTTCAAAGACCTGCCGCTGGTTGAACAAATGGATCAAGCAAACCGCGAATGGCAAACTTACCACGGTGGTAACAAATGAATGCACCATAGGTTGCTGACAATCTATGGTAGCATGTAGTCATGAAACCACTTTTTACTCAACAAGAATTGCGCGATGTAATTGACTACAACAAAGACACTGGAGTTTTTGTGTGGAAAAAAAGTCGCAGAGGAATAAAAACAAATGTTCCATTGGGAACAAACAATGGATTCGGATATTTAAGAATTACAGTGTTTGGAAAATCATATTACGCACATAGATTGGCATGGATGTACGTTTATGGTGAATTCCCAAATCAAATTGACCATATCAATGGAATAAAACATGACAACAGAATTCAAAACTTAAGAAATGTGACTGCTCAACAAAATGCACAAAATAAAATTAAAGCTCAAAAAAACAGTTCATCAAAAATGCTTGGTGTAAGTTGGCACAAAAAAGCAAAAAAATGGCAAGCACATATTTGTGTTTACAAAGAGCGCAAATATTTGGGATTGTTTGAAAATGTACATGATGCTCAAAAAGCATATTTAATTGAAAAGGAAAAAATTGATTATGGCTTCAGTTCATAAAAAATTAATGAATGTTCGCATTCAGTTGCAAAACACAAAATTAAAAAAATCTGGAATTAATAAATTTGCTGGTTATCAATATTTTGAGCTTGCAGACTTTATTCCAACAGTAAATGAATTGCTGAACAACAATGGTTTGTGTGGTGTTGTTTCTTTTTCTCAAGATTTAGCAACGCTTACCATCACAGATCAAGATGACAATTCTCAAATTGTCATTACAACACCAATGTCTGATGCGCCACTAAAAGGTTGTTTGCCTGTTCAAAACCTGGGGGCAGTACAGACCTACCTGCGACGCTATCTGTGGGTTGCAGCACTGGAAATTGTTGAACACGATGCACTGGATGCCACCACTGGCCGAAAAGGTGATGCCCCCGTCATTACACCCAAAGGCGGTATTGGTGACGATCTGCCCGATGACATTAAAGAATACCTTGAAGAACTTGCTGACAAGGTGACAACCCTTGTTAAACAAGAACGCCCCAAGGAAGCCCGATTCGCCCTGGAAAGCGAAAACCTGGAGGCCGATCAAAAGACCTGGCTCTGGGGCAAACTGGACTCAAAAGTCCGAACAGCAATCACGAAAGCAAAGGAAGCATAAATGAGCCAACAACAGTATGACAACAGTAACCGTGGCACATTGTTTGTCAAAGACAAGACCAAAGACAATGATCCAGATTTCAACGGCACACTGAATGTGGGTGGGGTTGAATACTGGATTTCCGCATGGAAGAAAACATCCAAAGGCGGCAACAAGTTTTTGAGCCTGTCTATCCGTCAAAAACAAGAACAGACACGCCAGAGCAGCCAACCAACTCGCAAGGCAGTGCAAGACAAGGATGATTTTGGGGATAGTTCCGATATTCCGTGGTAAAATGGGATATAATTTACATACCGTGGTAAGGAGCTTCTTATGAAGGTATGTAAAAAATGTGGCCTTGAGAAAGATTTGTCAGATTTTTATAAAAAGCCAAACATGGCCGACGGTCATCTAAATCATTGCATTGCTTGCGTAAAAGCATATGAAAAAGAACGCCGAATAAAAAATGCAGATCATCTCAAGGCTTATGAAAAAGCAAGATCAAATCTTCCGCACAGGGTACAAGCAAGAAAGCAGTATCAAAAAACGGAAGCTGGCAAAGTTGCACACAAAAAAGCATTAGATGCGTATAGGTCCAAATATCCGATGAAATACGCATCACATGTCATAACTGGAAATGCAATTAAGTCAGGAAAAATTGTTCGAGCTTTAAATTGTTCTGAATGTGGTTCAAATGAAAAAATCGAAGCACATCACGATGACTATACAAAACCATTGGAAGTTCGATGGCTTTGCGAAAAATGTCACAAGTCGTGGCACAAACACAACGAACCAATTTATGAATAAATTTATTCCCTGGTAAGAATACGGGGCCGAAAGCGGATGCTGTGCAAGCCTTAACCGTCACAGAAACTGCGGTTCGACGCTACGGTTGACGGATACGCCCACAGACGCAGCGAGTAGGCTCCACCCCCTTTTCAACAGGAGCAACCATGCAATTTAACGTAACCCTTGAACAAGCCAACCTCATCATTCAAGCCTTGGCACAGATGCCGTATCACATGACGGCAACACTGATCCAGGAACTCCAGCAGCAAGCACAGCCTCAGCTTCAGCAGGAGCAGGCTAAACCCGAGGAACTTCAATAATGGCTACCTATGCAGCACTTGAATCAGATATCGTCCGTTGGGCCGAGGCTAGGAAGATTATTCCGAACTCGACGCCAGCCACCCAGCTTCTTAAGGCGTTTTCGGAGATGGGTGAATTGGCCGATGCTACGATTAAGGATCATCGAGAAGACGCGATGGATGCTGTTGGTGACGTTCTTGTATGTCTCATTAATTATTGCGCTCTACAAGACTTTAATATGGTGGAATGCCTAGAAATAGCATACGACCAGATTAAACACCGCAAAGGCACCATGCTGCCCAATGGGGTATTTGTAAAGGAAGTGTGATGTCTGCTTTAGACAAGCAGGTTTCAGGCGACCATTACAAAACCAAAGGCATTCAGCCAGTGGTTTACATACATGGTAACCAATTGGGGTTTTGTGAGGGTAACGTCATCAAATACGTTACTCGCCACAAACAGAAAAATGGGAAAGCTGATCTTGAAAAGGCCATCCATTATCTTGAACTCTTGATTGAACTTGAGTACCCAAATGTCAGTTGAGCATGTCATCGTAGGAGCCACGGGCGTTGGCTACCTAGTAGTTGGCGCCCTGCAATGGGTTAAAGGCGACCTGCCCAATGGAATGATTTGGACAGGTTATGCCTTTGCCCAAGTAGGGCTTTGGCTAAACATCAAAGCGTAGATACGTCGATGATTTCGCCACGGAACTGAATCTTGCCTTCTGAATGCTTGGCCACAATTTCTGGCCACAGCATCTCACCATTGACAAAAGTCAGTACCACAAAGCCTGATCGCCAGTTGGTAGGCGAGTCTTCCAGGTAATCCACAAACTGCGGACCTTCAATGTCTGCCAAGGTGCCCGTATCCACGCCGTAACGGGTGCCGTTATAGTCTGTGTAGGGCGTCACCTTCAGACTATGTAGATGACCAGTTACGATGCTTTTGCCGCCACCAACAGTGTTGTTGTGGGTTGCATGAATGCCTCCCTTGTAGCGGTGCTTGACCACCACATCGTCTGTCAACCAGACAGACCAGCATGGATGCCAGGCTGGGAAATGGTCTTTCAGGTGAAAGCCTTTAACACCCTCAAACTCTGATGCATTTTGGGCAAGGCGGTTTTCAAAGCGGGCATCATGGTTACCCAAAGGCCATATCAGCTTGACGTTGTGACGGGCTTTTTTCGCAGTCTCTTCAATTTCGCCAAGGGAGGCTTCGCACGCCTTAAGCTCTTGAATAACGCTTGGCTTGGAATCCCAGCCAATACGTGGAAAACGACTAATAGAAGCGCCATCGAAAGCATCACCGTTGCACACCACGGCCTTGGGCTCAAGCTCATTAATAGCCCAGAGAAGCCCCTTAAATGCCGTTGTTCGGATGCCTGGCCAAAAGTGCGCGTCTGAGAAGACAAGAACCGTTCCATTTTGTATTCCTGCCTCGTATCTGGCACTGTGTTTGTGGGCAGTCTGGTGGTGTTCGTATTGCCCTGGTTTTGCTACGGTTTCCAGCTTGATCTTGTACCGAAGTTCAATGGCACGGCGGCGTTTCATCAGTGAACCGGTACTCATTCCCAAAGCAGAAGCCATTTTTTCGCCAGAGCGATATTTATTCCAGGCTTCAATAAATTCTTGGTCAGTGATCTTTTGCGGCATACAACAACTTTTCCAAAACATTAATTACACGATGCTCTGCCGACTCAAGTTGCTCGTCGGTTGATCGCCCGTCAGAAGCCACAGACAATAGATCGTGAAGAAAAATATGCAAAACCTCATGCAATGCTGTCTTGCATAACGATTCGGGTGTTATTGCTTCAGCCCCAAAATCACCAATTCGGTAGGTTGCCAACCTAGCAGGAATGTCAAACTCCACCGAAGCCATAGCATTTTTTGCTACTTTTGTTCCCCGTTCAATACGCCAGTCAGCCAAAGACAAAATCTGTTGCCATTTAGCAACACATTCATCAAAGTACGCAACTTGCGTAGGATTGGGAAGATTTTTCATTTCAGCATCTTCAAAGCAGTTTGTTCAACTTCAGTGACACGCTTTGTCCAGCCTTTGCCAAATGTGGCCCAGGTAGGCAGGTCTTGCATAAACGACAATCGACGCCTGCAATAGTCAGAAATGAACTGCTCGTGATTAAAGCCGTTTAGAGCGTTTAAAGTCTTTGGGCCTATCGACCCATCCATATCCACCCCAACAACGCCCTGGAGCCATTTTGAGGCCCTTCCTGGGCCACTGTTGACCGCAGCATCGAATACGCAGTAATCAATGCCTACTGGCAGCAAGTCTCCAGAGATTTTGTCCCAGAACTTGCGTTTATACATTGTTGCAACATCGGCGGGTGTCAGGGCCCTCATGGCCTTTTCATCCACGGGGTGGCCCACCCATTCTTCCCATGTTGTCTTGGTGACACCTAGGTTAGTCATGCCACCAGGGTCTTGAGGGTGATTAACAAAACCCCCCTCGTGTTGTAAGACTTCAGTAAGGGATTTTAAAAAGTTATCGTTCATTTGTTCAGTGCGTTGGTTTTTTCTTTGCTTCCAGCGGAAGAGCCAAAATAATAGTAAATAACAGCCATAAGGGTTGCATCTAAGGTTCCCAATGCTCTGGCAACCAATTCCCTCATTTCGCCACTAATAGTCCCGTTAAATAATTTCCAATTAACAAGACACCAAACCAAAAAAACAATTAAAGCAATTACACGGGGAGTCCACACATCTCCAGTTTTTGCCGCCATTTCACGAGCAGAAGCTCGGTCACCGGCATGAACTTTTTCCATGTCAATATCTAATTCGCGCAGCTTGAGCTTTAGATTAACGTCAGCCTGTTTGAGTGCAGCGGTTTGTTCGGCAGTCATAGTTCCAGACTGAAGAACTTCTGTAATGCTTTCCTTGGTTGCTTCTGACATTCCAAGTGCATTTCCAATCGCCTCAACAGCCATTCCAGCCAAAGGACCGCCAAGCACAGTGGCGACAGTGGGCGCAATTTGTTTAAGCCAATCCATTATCTTTTAAACCCCATCCAGATGCCGCCCATAATAAGAACCCAAGCAATTAGAACGGCAATTACAACTGCGATTGCTTGAATCAAATCAGCCTGCTTTTGTTTGCGAATTCTTTCGGCACGTTCTGCCGCTTCCTTGGCCTCGCGGCGTTTGCGAGCCGCAAGGGCTTGAAACTTCACCCAGTCCTCCCACATTCCAGGACGACCACTGTAAACCATTTGCTCGCGCAGATATTCTTCCTGCTGGCGCAGCTTTTCAAGCGCCATAAATTCTTCAAGATCGGTGCGGCCTTCGATTGGTCTGCCGCCAGCCTTTTGAACGGCTGCTTCTTGAATCTGGTTTTTGAGTTCAAAATACTCAAGAGCCTTGCTTCCAACATCAGCAAGTTCTTTACCGTTTTTGAGTGCTGCCTTGATAACCTCGAAAGCAGAATTCGCGGCTGAAATTAGGGCGATGCTTTCGACAATCATGTTATAAGAAAGTTAAAAAAACCTAAGAAATATGTGAATGCACCAGACAATCATTGCGACCAAACAGGCCGCAGAAATGAATGCCATTGCAAAGTCTTTCACGATACTTTTAATCCGTGGTTTTTCAGAAAATCCAGGAAAACATATCCGACAAACAAGATGCCCGACCACACTAAGCTGGACAGGCTTTTCTGGATTACAGCATCCCGAAACTTGATCTTACGGGCCTCATTGGCAATTGCAAGACGAACCCACTGACGCTCTTCATCGGTCAGTTCTTGGCTACGGGCTGAAGACAATGCGGAAGCAATTTCCGCAATCAGTTGGGCTCTTTCTTCGGGAGACATTCGACACCTCAGTCAACAGTCGGTTTAGCAGGCGTAGAACTGCCTTTGCGCCAGCGTTTGGCCAATTCTATGTCTTCTTTTTTGTTTAGGCCAGAGGAGCCAAAAGCAGAAAGCAAAGCAGCAGCGGCTGGGCCGCCCAAAATGGCCGCAAGACCGCCTGAAGTGCCAAGATCAAACGCCAATTCTTTGGCCGGAGCCGTGTCCCCTTGGGAAGCGGCTTTAGCGGCATCTGTTGCTGCAATCAGGCTACCAAGCACCCCAGCAACTTTTACAGCTTTCATGGGAATACCAGTGGTATTAGGCAAAGGAGAAACGCCAATATCTTTACGCATTTCACGAGTAATCGGGGGGCCTACTCGATTGGCTTCAATGTTTTTCATCATTGCTCGGGCAGAAGCGTCAGACCCAATCGCCTGACCTTGCTGACGAACAAGTTGCTCGTAGGCATCTTGTCCAATAGCTTGACGAATGGTGTTTGTGCCCGGTCCCATGTCT